CATAGGAACAACATCTTTTGAAGGATTAAAGTTTTCTTTATTAGTTATATGCCACGCTCTAGGTCTCATTCCTTGCAAACTAATAGCGCGTGAAAAATCCTCAAAATTATTGAATTGTTTTGCTTGTACTTGCAAACCTGTTTTTGTATCTAAATTGCCACCACTTGCCCAGTTACCGTGCGAAGACTGGTCGTGCATAGCATGTTTTTCAATTATTGGTTTGAGACCGGGTTGGAAACGAATTTTAACAGTCATCAGAATTCCTCAACGAACTCATCTTGTAATTCTTCAGGAGTAATCGTTCCCCTATCAGGAGGAATCAGAACAGATGTGCAACGACAATTAGGGTGTGCTGGGGGCATCAAATCACCATTAGTGAAAGGAGAATTCCAACCAACAATTTCACCTTGTAAATCTAAACAAATATCACAAACATCAATCGGGGCTGTAATCCACATTTTCTGTGTCCCACCATCAACAAGACCATCTTCAAATGCTTGTGTCCAACCTAAATATCTTCCACGATTAGATGCTTCCAAAATTTCTGTTCTAGCAATCATGTTGGCTCTAGCGCGAACAAGTGTGGTTCGATACTTCCCAGACATTTCATCGGCTCTTGCTGTGGCTTTTGCTCTCGTTAAACCTTCTTCTTCATATTGGTCAATAAGTCTGCCACGATAATCGTAAACAGCATTAGCCCAACGAGGATGCAAACCAACAACATTCTTCAAAATTTTTGCTGTCTCACGAACTGTAACTTGGTCGGTGAAAGAACGAGCAATGATTTGTCTGATTGAATCACGAGTGCTGTTATCAACAGCAGTAACTAAAACACCTGCTCTTGTTGTAGCGTAAAGAATTGCCCTTGGGTCAGTAGTTCTGAAATCGAACTCTGTCAGTCTTGGTTGAAGATATGATGGAAGATTAGTTGGGTCAAGGTTTATGAACTCGCCAGCATTCAAAGGATTAACTTGTCTTGGAAGATTATTGTTTTGTCCACGCAAAACAGCGCGAATGTTTTTAGCAGTAGCACCAACACTTGAGGTAACGGCTCTGCTTAACTGGTTAACAATTGCTCTATCAGATAAACGGATAGATAAAGAATCAACAATTTGATTTATTTGTGTTGCATTCAAATCACGCAAAGCACGAGCGATTTCTCTTTCATCAACTCTGCCCCAAGCAGTATTGATAGCGCGTTGAATAACTTGGGCTAAAGCAACTTCTTGTGGGGTTAAACTATCGGCTTTCGTAACCTTGGATGTGTGAATCATTACTCAACATCTTCCGTAGGCGAAGCCGTTTTCCCTCCATCAGCCACATCATCAATTAACGCTTGCTCATCAGCCGTCAAAAAGTTATCGTCACCCTTTGGTGCAACACCCATCGCTTCAGCATTATTGTGGTCAGCAGGTGGAAGTCCACCAAGTTCACGCAAATAATCTTCCAAATTAGGGTCAGACATAAGCAAACCAGAATTAGCCAACTTGGAAACATAGTCAGCGATTTCTGTTAAATCAATATGTGAAACTTCACCATAAGTTAGGTATGGTGCGCGTTCTGTGTCCATGCCATTAAGTTTTAATAATCTTGGTATCGCATATTGGTTGATAACTTCTGCAATCGAATTAGCGATAGCATCAACTGCCATTGACCACAAATCCATTTTCGCTGTGCCAAGGGAATAAGAACCAACTCTGTCATGTCCAAGAAGAATAAAATCTGAAAGAACAGACATTGCGATTCTTTGGTCGTATCTGTTAATAATTTTATCTGTATCGAACTGACGGCTACCACCTGTCGAAAGCAAAGACAAATCAAACATTTTGTGACCTGATTCGTCATACATCAAAGGCATAACAATGCCTTCTTGTTCGTTTCGTTTAACATTCTGAACTATTTGTTCAATTGAATTACGGAAACTTACTTGGTCAGCAGATGCCGTGGAAGATAAATATTCTGGTGGAATGTAGGCGATTGGTAAACCTGCTAAATCTCTTTCAATACCAACTGCTTCGATTTCTTCAATTCTGTGTTTGAAATACCATGAACGGTAAGCGTTACGAAGAAGTGAACGACCTTCTGGATTGTTTTTATCATTTTTTACACGGAACAACAAAGCCTTTTCAATTGGAATTGCTTTGATATAAACACTTGCTGAAGGGTCTGATTGAATCATTCCCTGAATTCCACCCTCTGCATCAAACATCCATTGCCAAAGTGTTTCTTGACCACGGATAGCAAATTTACGCCAACCTATTTTGTTGTCGCTATATTTTGACCTGCGTTGAGGGTCTTTAGAATCTCCACCACGAACTTTGTAAACTATTTCGTGGAATGCGTAACCATAGATAAGCATTGAAAGTATTTGTGTAAGTGTTGTATCCCAAGAATCTGACATATCGTTTAAGCATTCGTTTACGAACTCTGCTGTCTCTTGGTCTTTAGGACTGGTTTCGCCATCTGCTGATTTATCTGAGAATGCTTCAACTCGCCAATCAAGTCTTAAAATAACTTTTTCGATAGCGTAAATTATTGACCCGATTGTTGGGTCGTTGTCGGACATTTCACGATAAACTCGTGCGCCTTTTGTGCCACGAAGATTCGTTAAGAATTCTTCGAATACTGTGCCACCAGAGTGCTTTAACCCTGTTGAACCAAACTCCGATAAATCTGGTTTAGCCACTTAAACCTCTAGTCTCTTGATAAGCCTAAAACTAAGCGTAACGCTTGTGTCTCTGTGAATCCAGCCTTTTGTAATGATAAGAATAGTTCGTGCATCATTACTGCTGCATCATCGAGGGTAACGATGTTTACGCTTGATTCGTTCTTCTCCATCTAAAAAATTATACTGGGATTAAGTGTATATCAACCCCAGTATTGTTTTTAGATTAACTCTTCGATAAGTTTTGTTTGTTCTTCTTGTTCTTTTAATTCTTTATGGTCTGGTTCAAAATGTTCGTCCAGATGCTGTAAAGAATCACTGGTTAAGAATTTTCTTTCGCCTCTCATTTCAAATTCCAAATCTATTGGGCAATGAAATGATGGAAACACATCTTTACATTTAATTGTGTTCATGTTTTCTCCCTTTGTAGGTGACAGGGACTTGGAGTCCTCCACTCGGTTGGGGAATTATCCGTTGGGTCGTCATCCCTGTCAAAACCTAGTATACACAACTGGGGTTTAGAAAGGAACTCCTGACCAAGAATCCTCTTTCGGTGTTTCCCAAGGGTCAGGTTGAGAAGATGGGGTAGCAACCTCAATTCTTCTACCATTAACAGGGAAACGCTTCAAAGACATTGCAATCTCTTTAATCGTAACTTCCATACGACCAGCAGGTTTGCCTTCCTTATCTGTCCAAGAATTGTAGGCAACTTCACCAATCACAATAACTGGGTCGCCCTTCTTCAAACTTGTTTGAATATGGTCAGCCAACTTATCAAACGCTGTACAAGACCATGCTGTTGTTCCTTCATTACTCCAAGTACCATCAGCATTCTTCTTAGACTTTGAGGTCATGACTGTAAGTTTCGCTAAACGAAAACCATTATCTTTCGCAATAATCTCTGGGTCTTTTGCAAGATTGCCAACAATAGTAATTGCTGTACTCATTTATTTCTCCCTCTTCTTTTTCATTTTCTGTTTACTTTTAGGTGTTGCTTTGGAAATGAGTATAATACCCAACTCCAAAGGTTTCGGTTTGATATTACGAGTTTTGCGTATGAGGTCTCGCTCTTGCTCACTCAGCCCACCCCAAACACCTAACACACGATTATGTAAACCATATTCGGCACAAGGTTCTCGGAATTCGCAACTGAAACATATTTTTCTAGCATAACGGTAATCACTGACAACAGATGAACCTTTTATTTCACTAGCAAAAAAAATCTCTGGGTCAGTAGAAGCACAAGGTGGGTTTTCGAAGTTTGGAACTTCGTGAACCGACATTATGACTCCTTTTTATTTTTCTTTCTAATAAGTTGTGCAATTCGTTTTCCATTTTCCCAAACTGCACCTGCTGCAACACCATCATAATAAGATGTTGAAGGTTTAACATAATGACTGCAATCATCCCAAAGA